AAATATAGTGGATAATGTTGAGAAAAAGGAAGAACTTAAAAAACTAAAACTGGAATTCTACAACAATTTAGATAACTTTAATGCAATGGTGCAACAGTATAAAACGACTCAAAACACACAATTTATTATTGATGCTGTTGAGTTATATACAACAACAATGCAACCAAGGGTTAACGAAATTTTAAAGAATACTTATTCTTATAACGGAGTTGAATATAATGATGATGATAATACATTTCATCTAATTCAAATACCAATATCAATTGAAGACCATGAGTGGGATATTAGTGAACATGGTCAAAAGATAATTTCAATGAAAATGGGGCTTGAAAAATTCGCTCAAAAGAGGACTGTTCGCAATAAAAAAGCTTTGACATCCGCTATTCCTGATATTAGAGAAAAAGAACCCGACTTTACAAAATTAAAGGAACAACCCAAGTTTGCTTTAAAACAGCAGATTCCTGAATCTGAATCCGAATCTGAAGATGAAGATTCTGACGATGACAACAACTCAGAGGACGAAGATTCAGACGAAGACAAACCTTTGCCAAAAATAACAATTCATCCAAAACTTCTACCAGACGGTACAATTGCCGCAACAGAAGCCCATAGATTAGGGCTTAAGATTGAACTGGTAAAGGGTGACCTAATTGCAATGAACCCAAATACAAAGGAAAAATACATAGTTACTGCTGGTAAATAAAAAATAATATAAATAGTATTTATAAAACATGATTACAAAATTCATCGACATTCCAACATTCATTATTAGTTTAGCAATTGGCTTATTTTTTGTCTACATCTGGGGACCAGAATTAAAAACCGTCTATGTTTATCCAACACCAGAAAATATTGGCAAAGTTCAGTACAAAGACAACGCAGATAACTGTTTCACGTATCAAGCAGCTGAAGTAAAGTGCCCGGCGGACGCTTCGCAAATAAAAACTGTTCCAGTGCAAACTTAGTAAAATTTTAAAATATAAATCATTATATATATGCACCTCACAAGGTTTCTTCACACACAAAGCGGTAAATATATAATGTCCGCTTTATTGGGATTTGGTCTAGCCACATTATTTAGAACTGTTTGCAAGGGTAAAAATTGTATTGTATTTAAAGCGCCTCCTATGGATGAAATAGAAGACAAGGTTTACAAGCATCAAGACAAGTGTTATAAATTTACTCCGGTGACAACAAATTGCGACGCAAAAAAGAAAAATGTTACAATGGAATGATACTTTTGAAAAAAGTATCGCAAAACCATGGACGCTTTTTGTTGGTTTTTTGCTCCACTTTTTTAAAAGTGGATTTTGCGTAATTATTATATCAAATCCTTCTTATAATAATTATATGTCAGACACAACAAGTATAATGGATTTACCAACCGACCCAACTGGGGGAGGAAGTATAGGAGGAAATGTTAGTTTAACTGCTAATGAAAAAATATCTTCCACGCCAGTTCAATCTCCTCCCGGAGCCGGAGTTGCTTTAGACCAAACAACAATTAATCAAATTGTCAGTGGATTGCAACAAGCTAGTTCCAGTGGCGCAACCCAATTACCATCTAGAGATATTCCTCGTAATACAGAAGGAATCATGCAAGACCCACAAGTTCAACCTAACTATATCCCCCCTCAAACCAATAATGATTATATTACTGAGTATGAAGACAACTAGGATATTATTCAGAATTATAAAAGCAATGCCCAATATGGCGACAGTTTGGATCAACTATACGAGGAAATTCAAATTCCTCTTTTAATTGCAGTTTTATACTTTTTGTTTCAATTACCAATTTTCAAACGTTATTTATACAAGTTTTTTCCTTCGTTATTTTCAAAGGATGGAAACGTAAACTTATATGGGTTTTGCTTCACAAGTGCATTGTTTGGATTTTTGTATTACACATTAGCAAAAATAACAACACATTTCAGCCGGTTTTAACAAGTAATTGGTACAATCTTTTTCGTATTGTATAATTTAAAGCTTAAACTATACAATACTTGTCCAAATATATCCAAAGGTTGTATATCAGCTCCTGTAGTAATTGCAATGTTTAATCTTTGCGCATCAACAATTACATTTATCATTTTTGCACCTGTAAAATTTGTTGTTCTATCAATCTTGACATCCGTTAAATTTGCATTAGTCAAGTCTGCTCCAGTAAAATCAGCATTACATAAATTTGCTCCATTAAATTTTGCCCCACGCAGGTCTGAACCCGAAAAATTAACATAAACTAAACTAGCTCCAGACAAGTCTGCTCCCTGTAAATAAGCGTGTTTAATCACAGCTCCTTGTAATATTGTATTTTTAAGATTTGTCTTTATTAAACACGAGAAGCTTAATTTTGCTCCTCTAATGTCTATATCTGATAAATTTGTGCGAGACAAATCTACCCCATTAAGATTGTTTATGTCAATTTTCTTTTTTCTTATTTTTCTACATAGCCGTCGCTTTGCGATATAATTTGAAATTGATTGTATCAATTCTTTAATCATGGTTTGCTTTAACAAACTCATCATGATAACTTTTTATCAATTTTTTTACACCACGACAAAAATAAAAATAAAGTTAAAAAAATATATAAAAATAAATTCATACATAGTAATAACCGCGCATTTAAAATGCCAAATTCAGACATTACAAAGGTCTTGGATGAAATTAAATATGATAAACGGTTTGAGAGATTTCGGTTAGCCAATGTAATCGCACATGTTGCTGTTATTGTTTTAAGAGGAAAAATTATAGCTAGTGCAGTGAACCGCATTGGTTATCGGCAAGAAACAAGCAGAAGTTATTATAACACTTATCTACACACAGATAGAAACTTGCATGCAGAAGAAAATGTGGTAAGGTCTCTTGGAAATTACAACAAGATGAAAGATGCGGATATGTATATTATGAAATTTGGTAGAGGACAAAATGAGGGGAATTATGTGAATTCCAAACCTTGCGCTAAATGTGCGTGTTTTCTCAGCAAGTGCATGAGAGAATATAAACTGAAGCGCGTCTTTTACACTTCATAACTAAATAAGGTATATAAAAATATATTAAACGCATTTTGCTATTTAATATATTTCAGTTATTAATGCCTCCAGGATTTGATTTATCGGATATATTACAAACCACATTCAACGATTCTATTAAAATTTCTCTCTTTCAACGTATGAAAACCGGGAATCCACTTATTGATGCCATATTTTCAACGCTTGGTTTTGTTATGATAAGCTATCTTGTCAAGGTATTATACGAAAATAATGCGTTTAATAGACCATGGAATATAGATTTTCACGATGCTGTTAAAAGCTTGTTCTATAAAAAATATTCAATCACATATGAAGGTAAGCGGTGTTCTAGCGTCGGCACGTATAATCTGTATCCAGTAGTTTCGTCTTGTTTTACAGACGCATTTAAAGCATTATGGGCCGATATTTTGGGCACTATGGACGATAATGAAACTATTCGTGAACTTAAAGAACTATATACAACAATGGATAAATTTCGCGATAAAAATGACGATGACGAAGACGATGATATGTATATAGTGTCTCAAAAAAAACCATTTTTATATAAGGCCGACCTCAAAATATATGCCATTGCAGATTTTTATACTGAAGATTCTGGTGGCAGCGAAAAAGAAAAGCAAACAACTAAAACGGATAAAATTACATTGACTCTTTATTCATATGAAACAAATATAAGTGGCATTAAGAATTATGTTAACAAGTTGAAAGATAAATATATAAAAGCCATTGAAGATAGTCGTAATAGCCAAAAATTTATTTATACTCTAGTTAAAACTAAATACGAGGATTACAAATATGAATGTTGGAGTGAATATCCTTTTGATAGCACTCGCACATTTAAAAATATGTTCTTTGAGAATCAAGAACAAGTTATAAGTAAAATCCAATTCTTTCTTGCTAACAAAGACTGGTATTATGAAATGGGTATACCTTATTCTCTCGGCATAGGATTGCATGGTCCTCCAGGAACCGGTAAAACATCTTTTTTCAAATGTCTTGCAAACATGACTGGACGTCACATAGTTATTCTCTCATTGAAGCTCATTAAAACCAAGCGGCAATTAGATGATTTCTTTTTTGAGGATAGATACAACTCTAACAACAAGGTGCATAGTGTGGGGTTTGATAAAAAGATTATCATTATTGAGGATATAGATTGCTTGGGTGATATTGTATGGAAGAGAGAAGATACTAAAGACAAGAGCGGAACAAGTATTGGAAAAAAGTTGAATTTAACATCATTATCACCGACATCTTCAGTAAATGTTGCTGACGTGATTCAAACATTTGTTGAAGCAAATGAAGAGCAAAATAAATTACTGTCCACGGTAACAAAACCACTTGAAGATGACCCTATTACATTGGATGATATTTTGAATCTGTGGGATGGTCTTAAGGAGACGCCAGGAAGAATGTTAGGAATTAGCAGTAATCATTATGATAAATTGGACCCAGCATTGATACGTCCAGGGCGCATTGATATAACACTCAAATTGGATTATGCATCGCGCGACATAATACGACAAATGTATGAAAGATATTATTCTGAACACATTAATGAGAAATCTTTAAAGAAGATTGATGACTATTTTTACTCACCTGCTGAAATTATTAACTGCTACGTCATGAATAAAGATGACCCTGGAGCATTTATTAAAAGATTAATGAAAAACGAGAAATTCTAAGATTTGAGACTCGTTATAAGTTATAATAATTGTTATAGAACTTTTATAAGAATCATAACAATTAAAATGCATATCATAGAAAACTACGTTCAAAATTTGATGGTAAATCTGCCCAAGAAAATAGGCACAGAAAATATTAATCTCATTCTAGACGGAGGAATATTTAACGGTAGTTATCTAATCGGCGCACTATACTTCTTGAGAGAAATGGAAAAACAAAAATACGTTACCATAGACAAAATTTCCTGTTGTAGTATTGGTTCGGTTTGCGCTGTCCTATATAAGATAGATGCGCTGGATTTGATGCCCGAATTATATAATATAATGGTAAAACAATTTAAAGAAACCCACCACTTTGACGCGCTCAAACCTTGCCTTGATAAAATCAAAGAGCGCATTGGAACAACCCCAAATCTAAACAATACATTGTATATTTCTTATTATGACATTAAAAAAGGAAAGAAAATTGTTAAAAACAAATACAAGAATGTGGATGACTTACTTGACACTGTTTACAAATCTTGTTTTATTCCTTTTGTAGCCAATGGAAACATGGTTTATAAAAATCGCTATTACGATGGAGTAAATCCATACATTTTTCCATTTGAATCTAATAGAAAAAACTTGTATTTAGATTTGTTTGGCTCTGACAAAATTGGACACATGTTATCGGTTAAAAATGAAAAGACTAATTTTCATAGGATATTGGCCGGACTATTGGATATACATTTGTTTTATATTAAACAGAATAATACTCAAATGTGCAGCTATGTAAACAAGTGGTCGCTTTACCAAACAATTCATACCCGCATTTTAAAGTGGATTTTTGAGCGCACTATTTTTTACATTGTTTATATCTCATTCTATTTGAAAAAATACATACCTAGTGAGTTTTATGAGCATATTATTTTTAAAATATTATCAAAAATAATAACGGAATTGTATATTCTTTTTATTGATTATTGTTGCTTTTAATAAAACAAACCACCTCTTCCTCTTTTTACAGTTTTATTTTTCTTTGTTTTCTTGTTTGCTGTTTTAGATTTAATCATTTTTCTCTCTTCTTTCTTCTTTTCTTTTTGAGAAAGCATGTCTGCTGGTCTATAACGCAAGAACCACTCTTCATATTCTTTATCCTGCTTTTTCTTATGGTCCTTCAACTCTTTAAATTTCTCAGCTTTTTCGGCTCTCATCTCTTCCACTGTTTCCTGATGTCCATAGCAACTTATACTGAACCTTCTTAAAAGCCCTTTCTGTTGCAGTCTATTTTTTTGTTGCACTTCAAATAGAAATTGTGCCATGCATACTATTCTCTCTGTATCGTAATAATTACGGTCAGAATATAAAAATGCCAAGTAAAAACTCAACATTGTATCAATTGTTGCTATTTTTACTGGTTGTTTATCAATTGTAATAATATTATAACTGTGACACGCAATTGGCTTATAAATAAATGCGATTGTATCTGCGCCTATCATTATTTGATAGTGTGGCGCAACTATTTCACCGATTTCTTTGCGTTTCACAATTTTAGCCTTATATCCAGCATCTTTTAAACGTTCTTTTAATATTTCCGCCGTCTTCTTAGGGTCCTCTGATAAAACGTCAAAGTCAGGAATCTTTTCAAGTTTCTTATGCAATTGCCTTGGCATATAATGCAAATAGAGGCTTACTGCATAACCGCCAAAAAAGACTACTCCCTGATTAATAAAAGAATCTCTAGTTATTTCAAATATCTTATCTTCATCCTCTTTGTTTATCATTTCTCTCTGGAATGGTTCTATATCATCGCAGTGTTTTGATTTCAAAGGATAATTGTCATTAAGTAAAGTTAATCGCTTTAAAACTTTTTCCCATCTTGAAACATCCCCAGCAGGTCTTGATAGTTCTAAATACATTGACATTCTCAAGTAATTTGGTGGCGCGTATAAAATTCCATCTATTTTTATTGCTTCTTGCTTTACCGCCTTGTAAATTTCCTTATGCAAAAATGTAATATCTGCAACTGGTATAAAATTCACAAACACCTTATACGTGCCCTTGTGTTGCCCTGATTTGGCCTCCACTTCTAAAAACCCAGCTTTCACGTAATCATCCGTTAATTCTTTGCTGTCATTTAACGCATTAAAAGAGAAAAAATCATAATCTGGTATTTCAACTTCTGTATTATAAAACTGGTCGGCCTTTGGTAAAATATTATTAATTGCAGTTCCTCCATAGCATATCACCTTTTTTCTACGGATAAAATTCTCCACAATACCAATTATCTTCTTTACTTCAGTTGAATTGGCTACAGCTCTTCCAGAACGCTCTTCGGCTTTATCTACCGCACTTCTTAATATTGCTAATTCACATTCTTGGAAATTCATTGATTTATCGCATATGTTTTTCATTTAATAGTCTTATATTATCAAAAGAAAAAATTGAAATCCTTTTATGGAATAAATATATTGCATCCTTATCTACAGCCGCAATAATGCATTCCATCATTATCTGTCTAATTATCTTTATCAGCATGGACATTGTGTCTAGCTTATCATTTGTTTCCAGCGCTGGAATTGTTCTGGCAACTGCTCCATTGGTCATCAGTAGTAGAGCCAGCAGAAGAAGGCGAAGGAGAGAAAACCGCCGCAGGCAGTTGATTCAAAAAACAAATATGTGTTCATACACGTATAGATTGTTTGGAAATACTTGTCCTATCCCATCATACAAACAGCAAGAATTTAGAGATAAAATGTGGTCTTTTCACAAATCTAATTGTATTCCAAAGGAAAGCGGCAACCATTATGTGGGAGCATTTATGTGTATCTTTATTTTAGCCGCATTGTTGTTTATTTGTTTCTTTACGCGATAACAAACATTTAAATTTATTTTAGACTATTTATAATATTCTTTGGATTCCCGCTTTTTTGATTAGATGTTAAACGCATAATAATCGCTCTTAACACTTCTACTTTGGAAAGAAAGAGCGGGATTTTGTGGAGGAGGTTCCGGAACATAAACTGGTATGTATCTTAATTTCTCAGGTTTCAAACAGAACGCATATCCACATTTATCAAAGAACGCATTATTCTCCTGCAAATTTACGTCATTCTTCTGATACATCATTCCAATCATTTGACAACCGGTTTCTCTGCAAACAATAGCACTTGGATTTGGTGGGTCAGCTCCAATATCTGGCATTGAAATACTCATATTTTGCTTATTATAATCCTGCAATTCAACTAAATCTGGTGTATTTTTCACATCATAATAATGCAACGCGCGCATAAATATAGAGTTGCTCGTCATGTTTACATATTCATAAAAATCTTCCGTGTCCATAAATGAATTATTTGATTTGTCAACAATAACAACTATTTTTTTACCAACCAAATCCATTAATTTTGTGTTGCCAAAGTTCTTTCCATTTTGCTCAAAGCTTGACGCAGGTCCTAAAAAGAATGAATCATAGCTCTTAAACAAATTGGCCAAGTTCTGATACATTTTGTGGTTTGCGCTCTTAAACCTAAAGTGGAAAATTATTGGGTCTTGTGGATTTGGCGCACCACTTGAAGCGAACGCATAGTTTGTAACTATATTCATCACGTCGGAAAAGGCGACAGCATTATAAGTTTCCTTAATGTGATTATTATCAACAGTGGATGTAGCAACTACTGGTTGGTCGTCCATTGAGAATATTTCAAAATCCAAACCGCGAACGCCTTGCTTCAAAACATCCTTCAATGCGCACGTTGAAACATAGTCGTTTTTGAAAGTTCCCGGGCTGCAGCAATTATATGCAGTTTTAATATAATAGTCTTTAAAAGTATAACCACAATTTGGGTCACTTGAATTTAACGACTTTATTGAACCATTCAACGCGGAAAATACATTGCTCATGCTGCTACACTCGCGACTCACCAAATTTCTCATATAAAAATAATACCATAAAGCGGCAATAATCACAATTATAATCATGCTTAATAACATATACGCCGCATAATTCTCCTTAAGATTTGCCATCATATTCATCATTTTATTCGTATTATCCATTTTACTCTACTTACTATAATATAATATTTATTTTCAGTGAGTTTAAATTAAACAAAAATTGCTATAAATAAAAATCTATTAATATGATATATGCAAAATATAATACCAACAATACTACTTGGCGCTCTTGCAGGTTTGTCAGGTGGAGCATTAGGACAGTCTGGCGCTGAAGTTATGCTTCCCGGTTTACTGGTTTTAGGAATTGTGCCTGATTTTAAAACAGCTGCAGGAACAGTTTTGTTGGCAATTATTCCACCTATATCATTATTAGCAGTTTTACAATACTATAAAAGGGGCCAAGTGAAAGTTTTAACGTCTGTAATATTGTTTATAACATATTTTTTTGTAGCGCTTCTTGGTGCATACTTGACAAAAAATGTATCAAATAAATATCTAGAATATGTTACTGCGACATATTTTCTAGTAATTAGTTGCTTCTTCTTCTGGAATGCTTATACAGGAACATATGGTGAAAGTAATGGCAAACAAAAATCAATAACTCATTTAGCTAATGGTTTTAAAAATTTGTTTTAATATTTTGTGAGGCGCGTATCGGATTGTATATTAGGGTTAGGTTAATCAAAAACATCTAACTTGGCGTTTAATATATATTTAACTCAAAAAAGTTAAATAAATATAAAGTATTTGTATAATATATCTTTAAGATGGCTGGAGGATTAATGCAGTTAGTGAGTGAAGGCCAACAAAATATCATATTAAATGGCAACCCTTCAAAAACTTTTTTCAAAGCAACATACGCTCGCTATACAAATTTCGGTTTACAAAAATTTCGTGTTGACTTTGAAGGCTCAAAAACTCTTCGTTTAGCAGAAGAATCAAATTTTACCTTTAAAATACCTAGATATGCGGACCTTTTGATGGATTGTTATTTAAGTGTTGACTTACCAAATATTTGGAGTCCTATTATGCCCCCGAATACGGACCAAGAATCTGAACTATATAACAGTGGCCAATGGGTTCCATACGAATTTAAATGGATTGATTCCATAGGAGCAATGATGATATCTCGCATTACTATTACATGTGGAAATCAAACATTACAAGAGTTTTCGGGAGAATATTTGAAACTAATGATTGAACGCGACATGCCTGGAAGAAAGGTGTTTGGATTTAATGAAATGACTGGAAATGTTGCATCATTAAAAGACCCAGCAAATGCAGGTTCGCGCGTTAACTCATACCCAAATGCTTATTATAATGAGAATGGCGCAGGCCCTTCTATTAATGGAAGAACATTATATATCCCATTAAATTCCTGGTTTACTTTTAAATCTCAAATGGCATTTCCATTAATCTCGTTACAGTATAATGAATTACACATAAACGTGACAATGCGACCAATTCAAGAGTTATTCCGAATTCGTGATGTATATGATGGTGCGAATAATTTTCCTTATGTATCTCCTAATTTTAATTTATGGTATATGCAATTTTATAGATTCTTACAGACGCCTCCAGACGTTGAACTTGGACTCAATTCCTACGTAGATAAAAGAACAATATGGAATGCAGACGTTCATTTGAATTGCACATATTGCTTTCTTTCCAACGAGGAATCTAGATTATTTGCACTCCAAGAGCAAAAATATTTATTTAAACAAGTGAGAGAACAGATATTTTACAATGTTACTGGTCCGAATAAAGTTCAATTAGATTCTATTGGAATGGTTTCTGGAATGACGTTTGTATTTAAAAGAAGTGATGTTAACTTAAGAAATGAGTGGACAAATTACTCTAACTGGCCGTACAATTATGCGCCATATGATATAGTCCCTGCACCAACAAGCGGCACATTTCAAATTAATAGAACCAATCCAGATGGTTCAACAACCATTGTTGATATTGGACCCGGTGTGAATCCAAATGGTCAATTAACTAAATGGTTTATTACAGGAGGTTCACATGGTTCAAATGCTTATGGAATTTTGGTTGACATGGGAATATTATTAGACGGCTCTTATAGGGAGAATTTACAACCAGTGGGCGTTTATAACTACATAGAAAAATGGATTAGAACCGGTGGATTTGCAGATTCTGGAATTTATTTTTACAGTTATGGCACATCAAACTCACCAATAGACCTTCAACCTTATGGCGCAATTAACATGAGCCGATTTACTACAATTGAGTTGGAGTTTAATACAATTATTCCAACGTTGGACCCATACGCACAATCATTGGCTATTTGCGACCCTCAAACTGGAAACATTATTGGTATTAATAAACCAACTTGGAGGATATACGACTACAACTTTAATTTATATACATTTGAAGAGAGATATAATGTGGTTACCTTTGTTGGCGGAAATTGCGGGCTTATGTATGCGACGTAATTAAATATTACACATTCTCACTGTAATAGGTAATAAAATCAGAATATATTATTTTGATTTTATATTCACAGTCTGGGCGAAATATTGATAAAAACAAGGTTCTTTAAGTTACAAAATTGTAATTGTTCGCTTAAGATAACAAATCATTGTTTGTTATTTTAATTTTATACTACAAAGCGTGCAAAATATACTAATATATTATTTTGATTTTATATTCTCAGTAAGGGCGAAATATTGATAAAAACAAGGGGGTAAAAGTGTTTCCAAAAATCAAAAATGGACAAAAAAAATGTCCAATTTTCAAAAGCCAAAAGATTTTATGAAAAAGGGGTCAAAATTCCGCCATTGTGAGCATAATGGTCTAAAATGCGGAAAAAAAACGAAAAAAAATGTTACGATAATTTTTATATATTTTTGCGGAAAAGGGTTTAGGCATTTTTTATTTATAAAATTTTTATAAGATTATATAAGATTTTTTAATATAAATATAAGATAACAATACATACTATGCCAAAAGTTGAAATTGATTATTCAAATACTATTATTTATAAGATCTATTGTAAAGATTCTACTATAAAAGAACTTTATATTGGTCATACTACAAATTTTGTTCAAAGAAAACATGCTCATAAACAAAGTTGCATAAATGAAAAATCTTCAAATCATCAGTGCAAATTGTATAAAGTTATAAGGGAAAATGGTGGATGGTATAATTGGAGAATGGAAATAATAAATTTTTTTAATTGCAAAGACCATTATGAAGCGAGAATAAAAGAACAAGAATATTTTGAATCTTTAAACGCAACATTAAATAGTATTGAACCCATGCCAAAACCAAAGGATAAACCGATTAAAATAATTAAATCTTTTGAAAATAAAATAATACACAAATGCGCATTGTGTAATATAAATTGCCAAAATGAAAATTTATTAGATATTCACAACCAAACAAAAAAACATATTAGAAGGTTAAATAAAAAAGAAATTTCAGAAAGCTTGGATATTATAGCAGGGGACAAAATGAATGACAAATTTACGCCAAAACACGCCGAAACTTTTTATTGTAAATGTTGTGACTTTAAATGCTCTAAGAAGAGTGATTGGGATAGACACAATTTGACACTGAAACATAAAAAGAATGACAAACGAATGACAAATGATGACAAAATTACGCCAAAAAACGCCGAGAAATTTGTATGCGAATGTGGTAAGGAATATAAACACCGCCAAGGATTATGGTCTCATAAGAAAAAATGCGAAAACGCCGCCGCTGAACCAGTAGAATCTGAACAACCCTCAAATAATATAATTGTTGAGCTACTTAAACAAAACAAGGAATTCAAAGACCTCATCATTGAGCAAAATAAGCAGATAATGGAACTTGCAAAGGAGAAAAATACTGTTATAAATAATACTACAAACAATAACAATCAGTTTAATTTACAATTCTTCTTGAATGAACAGTGCAAAGATGCACTCAATTTAATGGATTTTGTGAATCAAATCAAACTGCAATTGTCGGATTTGGATATGATTGGCAGAGTTGGATACGTTGAGGGAATGAGTAAAATATTCTTGAGGAACTTGCATGAACTAGATGTATTCAAAAGACCGATTCATTGCAGCGACTTGAAGAGAGAAACTTTATACGTAAAAGACAAAGACGCTTGGGAAAAAGAAAACGGCGAAAATATAAAAATAAAACAAGCAATAAAGGGTATTGAAAACAAAAACATCAAACAAATACCAATTTGGGTAAAAGAAAACCCTACCTCAGAAGACACAGAAACCAAGAAGCATATGGAATATCAACATATATTGTTGGAAGCCATGGGAGGTTCAACCTCGGAAGATGATAATAAAAAGTGCGACAAAATAATTCGTAATATTGCAAAAGAGGTCGTCATTGATAAGAAATAAATATTTTATTTATATATATAAATGAAATATAGGAAAACACAACAAAAAACAAAAAAAAATAAAAGAGGAAAAAAAGGAGGGAGTGGAACGGAACTCGTTAACCAATCATGGAATTATAAAAAAGTTTGTGAACCTCCAAAAAAGATGTGTGATAAAACTAAAATAAACTTTGCATTATGTGTTGAAGATGAAGCTGATTGTGATAATCCAGAATATGATTATCATTTTTATAAATCAAAAGATGGTGAAAAAGATGCAGTAAAAATAAATACCTTCAATGTGGAAAGATTTAAGGTAATTCCAAATGATGATTTACCCGAAAAAGAAAAAGAGGCAATTCACAATGACGTTTTAAGACAAGAAGTTATAGGACGTTTTAAAAGTTATGTGCCAGAATTTATACCAACGTCGTGTTACATACAGAAAAAAAATTCAGCAAGCCGTTTATATCCTTCTAATGGGGAAGAAAATACAGTTCCGTCGGAATTTTCAATTGTAACACAAAATGCTCTTGGTTTGTATTTTGGTAAACCAGAAGAAGAATTAGATGAGAGCAACCCGACTGATGCAAAAAATAAAGCAATTTTAAATATTATGCGTTTAAGAACTGCATATTTTCGCAGATTTTTATCAGAAAGTGAATACCCAGATTTTTTGTGCTTTCAAGAGATGACACCAGAATTTTTGAGATTTGTTTATTCAGACTCGGATTTAATGAGAGAAAAATATAAATATATTTATCCGGATAAAGAAAACTTTGATGAATTAATGACGAGAAAAGCGGATGCAATTACAATGCTTATTTCCAAGTATCCCGCTATAAAACACACAACATATATGCTTCAGGGAAACTCTAGCTATTATAATTCGCTCAGCGTGACAGAGTTTAATAATTTAGTTGTTTTCAATGTATACTTGCAAGCGGGTTCAAAATTCTCTCCTGGAATGAAATATAATTGGGAGAATTATTCAAGATGCAGACGTCAGCAACTAATATTTATTAAATCACTTATAGATTCATATGCAAATGAAAAAGCAATAATTGTATTAGGCGATTTTAATTTTGAATTAAACTCAATTCATTACGATGGCACTCCTGATGACACGGAAAATTGGTCAGAACTAACGTTTTTAAAAGCTTTAAATTTGAGAGATTCGTTCAAGACATTGCATCCAGATGAACCTGGATTAACAGAGAATACAGAAATTAACACGCTAAGATTTTTAGGCAAACTAGAACATAAATCATTGCGTTATGATGGTATATTTTTCAATGAAAATCTATCTCCACTAATTAGTGATGTTGTGAATAATATTCCATTAAAAATAAATGAAGCGAATAGAACGGCTTTGGAAATTCCATTTGACCCTGAACAAATAAATAAGGATTATGAGTTGGCGTTAGTATTTAGACCCGGTGGTGATGAATCTTCAAATGATAAATTAGAAAGATATAAGGCGGAACATGATTTGAACACCGGTTACGAACTATTTGTTTCAGACCATTTTGGTGTAATGACTAAATTCAGATTTAATGATGTTCGTGCGGGTGGAAAAAAGAAAAAGAGAAGGACAAAGCGAAGAAGTCATAAAAGAAAACAAATAACTAGACGAAGATGATCAACGATTTCTAGTGCCTTTTTTTCGGCGCACCTTTCTTTTTTTAGTTTTGCTTGATTTGTCATTTCTCTTTCGCTTTCTTCCACCGTTTTTTTCATGTTCACTAGTAAAATATGCAGTTGAATTTAAATGCAAATCAGCATTCAACAAGCTATACAAAGCATCTAGTGACATTGCACGTTTAGACTCGGGAATACTTTGGGCGTTTATTCTCCCGGCCTGTTCAAAAACTAAAAATATATAGCGATGGATTCCGCTTCCTGGTGGTGGAGCTGGGCCTTTATAATTAAGTAACTGTTGTCCATTGGCTATGGCGTTGTCCGGTATATTGATTACAACCCAATGCAAATAATTACCAACAACGGCGTCTGGGTCATGCATGATTAATGTGTAAAGTTTGTTGGGATTTGCAGTGTATTCTACTTTGGGTTCCGAATGAGCTTGTAATGGAGTCAAATGAGTTCCGCTAATTATTTCTGTATTATTGTATAGCAACTTCATAATATACAATAATATATTTATTTTTCCTACTTAAAGAAACGAGTTGGCTGCCAATGGTCCATCGTCAACAAACTCACCACTTAACGTTGGTCTTTTGGGATAATTTGGCATAAATGATTGTGCTGCTGGACTATAACGTTTATCAAATAATTCTTTCTGTGCGTCAAATGTTTCTCTCCAAGTATCTACACCTTTAAAGTAACCCGGTGGAGGAGTATCTGGTTTATTAATCAATTTAGCGTGAGTGCCAATATCCGTTGTCAAAACAGAATAAGTAGGCGTTTGCTCTGTGGTCAATTTTCCTGCATCGTTTTGACCGCGGTAATCAGCTAGTTGGCTATTTTCGGGCGCAAATTGTATTGTATGCGGATTACAACCAAAACAATCAATATCAGAACTGCATTGTTCTCCCGTTAATGAACATCTGTTATTGGGTCCACACATATTTTGACAAGTTGTTGTAGTTGTTAAAGGCAAACTTACTGTATGATTTGTTGAAGGGGTGCCATTGTCAACAATCGGTCCTAATGAAGTAAACTGCTCAACAATATACCCATTTTTTATTAAATAGTCTCCCCAGTTAAAAATATAAATTGTTAAAAATAAAAGAATAAAGGACCAAATGATTAAATATAGTTTGCTCATTATATATTTTGGTTAGATAAAAAGATTTTTTAGCAATTTAATGAATAAAATATTATATCGTTTTATTATAGTTATGTCAGATACATCAGCTATAGATGAAAAAAAAAATAAAAGTGAAAAGCCAAAAAACGATTTAATGGCATTTTCTCTCAGCGTTTTTAATCAGCTAATCACTTTGGGAGTTATCGTATTAATAGGTTCGTTGTTTTTATATACAGGAAAAGTCGCGCAAACTAATATACTTCCAACGTGTTTAGCATATGCGCCTTACACTGATATTGCGCCACCTATTAAAGAATTGCCTGTAGATATTAATGTTGTAAAAACGGAGAAAGGTGTTTGGTCAACTAAATTGAAATTTCCATTAGAGGAGAATTTAAAAACAATTGAGAAGACTCTAGGCACATTAAAAGATATGATAAATGGTCCTAAAACCAATGTTTATAAAATGTATGTTGGAACCACTTTGCAAGAGGTTATTGCGTGTAATTTTAATATTATTAACGTTATTGGCAATTTCATAAATTCGTTTCTCCCTGAAACATTAATTGTTATTCTTGGACCTTTGTTTTCATTTTTCACATATATTTTGACTGGATTAATAGATACATTTTATTTAATGTTTTTGTGGTTTTATAACATTCATTTATTATTCAGTGAAAAAACGGAAACAGCTAACTCAACAACTTGGAAAGATGGAGATATGTGGGGCATTTTGACATGGTATTGGTCAATATTCTATATATTCTTATTTATTATAGCATTCTTTGTGATTGGAATGGGATTTATTATACCTATTTCATCATTCTTGATATCCACATTTTGCATATGTTTCCCGTTGTTTATGAAATCAAAGAATGCGTCAACTGGAAAATCTTATGGAGTGTTTGAAACCATTAAAAATGTATTAAAATTCAAGATGAGCATAATCATGATTCTTATGTCGTTGAATATTATTATAAGCGCCAATAAAATGTTTGGAGGTTACACGGCATTTGTATCTATCGTTGCATGTGTATTATTATACTTCTTTACAAGCATTTATCAACCATACACTCCAAAGGGAATGGACCATTCCACATTTGGATTGGGTGATTATACTCAAACAGAAAAAGTATGTATTCCAACTGCTGAAGCTAAAGCAGAGCCAAGTTTGATTGAAAAAATAGAGAATTTATTTGGTGGTTCAAAAAGAAGAAGAAAATAAAGTTTAGTTTTTGAATATAATATAATATAAAAACCTCTTATATTATATTTTTAAATAGGGTTCATGATGAAAAATAAGAAAAACGGAAATAAACCTGAAGTGTTGCCGTTTGTTAGTATATGCACTCCCACGTTTAATAGACGACCATTTTATCCTGTAATTATAAAGTGCTTTGAAAATCAGACATATCCAAAAGATAGAATGGAGTGGATTATTATTGACGATGGAACTGATAAAATAGAAGACCTTGTCAAGGACATTCCTCAAGTTAGATATTTTAAATATGACACCAAAATGAATCTTGGTAAAAAGCGAAATTTGATGCACGAAAAGGCAAAAGGTGATATAATTGTTTATATGGATGATGATGACTATTATCCGCCAGAAAGAGTGTCGCACGCAGTAGAAATGTTAAAAAAAAATCCCCAAGCTCTTTGTGCGGGTTCAAGCGAAATGTATATTTATTTTAAACACATTCACAAGATGTACAAGTTTGGACCATATGGACCGAATCATTCCACTGCAGCAACATTTGCTTTTCGCAAAGAACTATTAAAACAAACGCGCTACGATGATAATGCAGCACTTGCAGAAGAGCGAGAGTTTTTGAAAGGTTATACGATACCATTTGTTCAGCTGGATTCAATGAAGTCTATTTTGGTTTTCTCTCATGTGCATAATTCTTTTGATAAGAAAACAATGTTAGACAATCCAAATCCATACACCAATCTTTCAGAAAAAACCGTTGACGATTTTGTTAAGGAGCCGGACATTAAGGAATTTTTCATGACAAAAATTGACAGTATGCTTGCCAGTTATGAACCAGGAAGACCGGAACATAAACCGGAAGTTCATCGGCAAATGCAAGAACTTAAACAGAAACGCGAAGAAGCAATTGAAAATCATCAAAAGATGATGCAACAACAACAAAGAAATATAATAAATTCAACGCCAATAGAAATAGCTGCCGCATACGAAAAAAAATTATCAGAGCAAACACAAATAATACATTCATTGATGCAAGAAAATACACAACTTACAACAAAGGTGGCTTATTTAGAAAGCAAGATAAAGGAAATAATCCAAAAATCAATTCAGCAAAAAAAAAGTATTGAGAGTTGATTTTGATTTTCATTTTCTTTATTTCATTGAAAAAAAATTGATTTAAAGACAAGGTCAAATGAGAGAAGTATCACAGTCAACCCCTCGGAGCAATGAGCCGCAATTACGATTACAAGCATTACACCAATGACGCCGATGACGACAACATCTCGGTGAATTCTAGGTCTAATAGACAAAAGGTAAATAAGGTCTTGACGGAGACAATTGATGACAAACTCTGTTTCAAGACCAAGCGTTATGATTCCACTGCTTACAAGATGAAGCAGGTCATCATGTTTGGCTCTGGTGACACCGGGGCCACAATTCGGAATGCAGTAACAGGCGAGAAGTATTACGGACATCGCGTCGGTTCAAGGCATGAGGACCTATATTTCAAGGCGCGCGTCTGCACCGGAGAATTTATTGAGTCACCGACTTTGTTCTATGATTCCGTTGAGCAATACGAGCGACATCAGTGCTGTGTCACGGACAATGCACTCAAGGCAAAGTTTGCTGCGAAGCAGCGAGCTGCTATGGCCGACGAAGGCTTGAAGATCGTGGAGCGCCGTCGCGTTGCAGCTATTATCAATTAATTTGCGGTTAAAAATAAAAAATTAATAAAACAACAAAATAACAATATAAATTTTTCTCATGTATAATCAATAAGATGAAATTCACCTTATTGATTTTTTCTATTTTGGCAAGAAACCCGCTTAAAATGTTACAACAGTCTAGCATTAATAAAAGAATACCTGATTTGTTTAGTGGTTATGATCAACGATATTTAATAAACAATTCTTCAACAGAAATTTGCCAAACTTTTAATTCAACGGACGTAACGTCTGAGAAAAAAATGTATAACTTTAAAAAAATGTTCGCTCAATTGGCAGTATTAAATTACTTAAAACTTCAAGATGAATCAGAAATAAATAAATTAAAGGCAATAGAGAATCACGAACAACAATTCAACAATAAATTGAATGAATATAAACCAAATCTCTTGGAAGGGGGTTTATTTAAGGATTGGGATTTTGACATGGATAAGTAAAAGATTGCATTTTACTCTTTATTATCAGTTGTATAATAAATATGGTAACAAATATAAAAATGAAATTAGCACAATAATATTAATATTCATATTTTTGTTAACCAGATATGAAGCAAGAATGCACGACATTATCATCATACCACTATCAGAAAGGATTGCTTTATAAGATACTTCATTTGCATAATCCTTAAATGTATCAATCATTTTATTTACTCCTCTAGGCATAGCGCTAAAAAACATATAAAATAGTATATCGTGCGCAATTTGCACAGCCACAGCTAAGATAGTAAATTTTAATAATGAAAAAGTTTCAAATACGTAATAATAAATTGCTCTCGTAATAATCAATCCAATTAATATAATCAATACATCAGCAATAACCGCCGATAAATTGTATTGTGAATACCATTTTCTTAAAACTTGCGACTTTATAACGTTTGTGTTCAGTAATAAAATTACAAATAAGTCTGTAATTAATACAGAATTTAATAATGGCAAATAATCGTTTATATTGATAAAATTTGCTAAATTTTTTAACATATTTAATATACCATTAGATTTTATATAATACGTAAGAGTAACTTATACAAATCCTAAAAAACTACGTCCAATCTTGCTAGTTGCAAACATACCGCAACCTGACCCAATTTGAAGGTAAAATATATTAGTTTTTTTATTACAGCATAATAAATATGCTGATAAAATAATAAAAAGTAATGAAAAAAACCAAAATAAAACCGTAAATTTGTCCATTATATAAATATAACTAGAAAATTAAATAACTACAAGATTTAGAAAATCGGCGTTTTAACGCGGATTATTTTAATTTAATTTAAAAATATAATACATAATGAAAGTAATA